TTTGGTGACACTAGTAAGAGAGGAGATTGTTTTTCTTTCGTTAAGCTGTTATTTAATCTTTCTACAATAGATGATGTTTTAAGATTGATTGATCGTGATTTTGGACTTGGTATATATGGAAAACCTACAGAGGAATATAAAAGAATAACTGCTGAATATAAGCAGCCTGAAGACCTTGGTAAAAGATATTCCTTAATACAGGTGAAAACACGAAAGTTTACTAATGAAGAACTTGCTTATTGGAACCTCTATCATCAAAGCGAACAAGATCTTAGAGATAACAACATCTACAGTGTGTCCAAAGTGTATTTAAACAAACAACTATTTCATTTAAAAGATAATGAACTTAGATTTGGTTATTTCTATGATGGACATTGGAAGATATATAGGCCGTTTGCTGACAAGAAAAACAAATGGATGCCTAATAATGTCCCTATTACAATGATGGATGGGAAAGAAGACATAAAGAATTGTGCAATCGCTTTCATTAACAAAAGCAAGAAGGATTACATGGTGATGAAAAAAGTGTTTCCTTGTTGCTGTGCTGTACAAAATGAAGGTATGGGATGTTTCTCACATGAAAATGTAGAATATCTTAAAGCTAATTCTGATGTACAAGTGTTATCATTTGATGCTGACATTACAGGTGTACAGAATTCACAACAAATTACAAAGCTATTTGATTTTGAGTATTGTAATGTTCCAAAGAAGTTCCTTTCAGAAGGAATTAAAGATTGGGCTGACCTTGCTAAAATACATGGCTTAAAAACAATTGAAGAATATTTAAAACAAAAACAGTTATTATGAACGTAGAAACAAAAACTAGCTACAAATCAGCTAAATCAGAATTATTAGGAGCCTTGCTTCCTGAACAAACAAAAACTTATAAGCCTATTAGCCATCAACAATTGATGGACCTTACATTAGAGAGCATACAGAGCTCAGGATTTGAAATAGCTGATGAATCATATGCATCAGCAAGATTTGGTAATGTTGCTACAGGTAGATATACAATTAAGAATGTAGCAGATTCTGAAATGCAATTACAGATTGCTTGGCAGAATTCATATGATAAGAGTGTGAGCTTGAAGTTTGCTATTGGTACACGCATTATGGTGTGTTCTAATGGTTGTGTACATGGTGATTTTGGTTCATTTCGTAAAAAGCATGTGGGCACTGTACAAACATTTGCTCCTAATGCCATTACAGAATACATCAAAAGTTCAGGAGATGTATTTACAAGAATGCAGGAAGAGCGTGAAGCAATGAAGCAGATTGAACTTTCTAAGAGAACTAAAGCTGAACTCATTGGTCGTATGATGATTGAAGAAGAATTTATTCAGAGTACACAATTGAACATCATCAAAAGAGAATTAGCTTCTCCTACACATGATTATGGTGCTCAAGATAGCTTATGGGAGTTGTACAACTTTGCTACGTTTGCTATGAAGGAAGCACATCCTGGTCTTTGGATGCAAAATCACATGGATGCTCATAAGTTCTTTGTGAACGAGAGTGGTGTGTTGGTTAGCCCAGTGAACATTCATGTTCCTACAGAAGGAGAATTAAGACAACTTGAATTATTTAACATTTAAAACCAAATAACATGGCACAAAGAGGTAGACCAAGAAAGAGTGTTCCTACAATCACTATTACAAAAAAAAGCAGTGATTACAGTGTAACTAAAAAACAAATGGAAAGACTTAGAGACATTGAAAGTAATGTTTCTGAAATTAGAAGAAGACTTTTTCATTTTGATGAGTATGATACTATTTCAAAGATGGCATTCTCTGCAGGAGATGTTTTCAATCTTGCAAATAGTGCAGAAGATGCAATGTGTGATGTTCTTGAAGCAATTACAGATGAGGGTAATAAATTTGATCTTGATGAATTGGGATAAATTAATTTGGAATCATAAGATATAATTTGTAGATTTACATAAATTAATTTTATGAAATCTGGAATTTACTGTATTAGAAATATATCTAATGATAAAGTTTATGTAGGAAAAGCTACTTATTTAAAAAGAAGAATTAGTTCTCATAAGCACCTTCTCAGAAAAAACAAGCATCCCAATACATATTTACAACATGCTTGGAATAAGTATGGAGAAGGTGCTTTTGAATTTAGTATTTTACAAGAATGTGAAAGAGATTTACTACCTGAGATGGAGGCAACCTGGGTTAAAATCAAAAATGCAAATAATCCTAATCATGGATATAATTTAATAGTTGTAGGTAGGCATAATCATCATCATTCTGAAGAAACTAAACAAAAAATGAGAAATTCTAGCTTTGGTAAAAAGAAATCTAAAGAGCATGTATATAATAACACATTAACTAAATACAAGTGTATAATACAATACGATTTAGAAGGAAATTTTATAAATGAATGGTTAGGTGCTAGCTATGTAAGAGACAAATTAGGTTATAATCAAGGAAACATTACAGCTGTATGCAATGGTAAAAGAGCCACTGCACATGGCTATATTTGGAAATATAAAAATTAAATTATGAACTGGATAAAGTTCAAAGACCAGTTTCACGAAAGTTGGCACAATAAAATGAAACCCTTTATTGAGAGTGAGGCATGTGATGAAATTTATGCATTTTTAAAGAAGGAATCAGGGAGGGGCAAGAAGTTTGCCCCTCTTTCTTCTAATGTATTTAGAGCATTTAAAGAAACACCTCTCACAGATCTTAAAGTGATAATGATTGGGATGTGCCCCTATCATACAGCATATAATGGAATTCCTGTAGCTGATGGTCTTTTAATGGGATGTTCTGTTACAGGTAGATTACAACCTTCCCTTGAGAAGTTTTATTATGGTGTTGAGAAAGAACTACACAATGGACTAAATCCAAATTCTATAAAAGGTCCAGATGTTACATATTTAGCAAAACAAGGCGTGTTGATGCTTAACGCTGCTCTCACTACAGAGATAAATAAAGCAGGCTCACATATTGCTCTATGGGAACCTTTCATAAAACATTTCTTTGAATGTATAGAAACAGAAGGAGCTCCTATTATATTTCTTGGAAAAGACGCTTCTAGATATAAGAAGTATGTTTCACCTTTTACATGGCATTTTGTTGTTTCTCATCCAGCATCTGCAGCATATAAGCAGTGTGATTGGGATACAGAAGGAACATTTGGAAAGGTGAACAAAGTATTAAAAGACAATAACAATTTTGAAATCAAATGGATGGAAGAGATTCCATTCTAAAACATTAAAACAATGAGAACAATAAAATATGGAGGTGTGTTACACCCAGGAGACTTTATTGCTATTAGCAATGGAAATCATATAAGCTTTGGTTGGTATGCAGGAGATGGTCGTGGTACATTACAATACTATTGGATGGGTGGTCCTGGTCAAGTGTATGATAATTATTTAAAATGGCAGAAAGATCCATCTTCTGTAGGTTCTTGGAGAGCTAAGAACTTTGAGAAGAATGGATTTACAACTAAACTCTTTAGGAAAAGTTATGTAAACGCTGTACATGAAACAAGAGTGATGAAAGTTACAAACATAGAAGAACTACTTACAAAACGAGAAGACAGAGATGAATATGAAAAATCAAAAGAAGCATTAATCACAATAAACTTTATCAAAAAATGATTTTAGAAAAACAAACAGAAGCCCTTGTCCAGCAAGAAGGACAATCACAAGACTCAATTGGTATGTCATTAGACTTAGATTCTGCACAGATCCTCATGCAGATGTTAAGTAAGAATCTCTATTCAGATTCAATAGGCTCCACTGTCAGAGAATGTGCATCTAATGCACTAGATAGTCACAGAAGAGCTGGTGTTGATAAACCAATCATTGTATCATTTAAGCCAAATGCATCTAACAACTATGATTTCTGTGTTGAGGATTTTGGTATAGGCTTAGATGCTGATGATGTAAAGAACATCATTAGTAAGTATGGTAAGAGTACAAAGCGTAACTCTGCTAACGAGCTAGGTATGATGGGTTTGGGCTTTAAGGCTCCCTTAGCTTACAGTTCTTCATTCTATTTTATATGTCGTAAGGATGGTATGGAGCGTAAGTATATGATGTATGAAGGAGAAGAAACCAACACTATTGACTTATTGTATGAGAAAGAAACAAAAGAATGTAATGGTGTTAAGGTGATTGTTCCTGTTCAGTATTATGATAGAAGAGAATTTCGTGAAAAGATTAAAGAACAGCTTGCTTATTTTGAGAGTGTGTATTTTGATGTTCCTGGAGAGATAGAGAATGATTTTCAAATCATCAGAGGTGAAAACTTCCAGTGGTCTCCCCTTGCTACAGACAGCAAGATGCATATTTGCTTGGACAATGTTTATTATCCTTTAGATTTTGATAAAATAGGAATGGACAATCCTATACATTTTCCTATTGCTTTGAGATTTAGCTTGACTGATGGACTATTCCCTACACCAAACAGGGAATCTATTCGTTATACTAAGGAAGCTAAGGAGATTATAATGAATAAGGTGAACGTTGTTGCAGATTATTTTATTCAGAAGTATAATGATAGCATCTATGAAACAGATAATGTCATAGAGATTATGAATTATTATTCTGATAACAGAAGGTATTTGGAATTCAATAATAAGAGCCATGACATTTCTCCACTAGAACAGTTCTCTTCTATAGGAATAGCTCAACCAAAGTTGAAAGGAATTAAAATCTTAAATCTTAAACTACTACACAGAAACAGAGATTTTATTCTTAGCGAGTATCAGATCAAGTTTAGATTTGACCATGGTAAACTTAGAGAGTGTAAAAGATATTGGGATCAGGATGTGAAGATTAGTGCAATGAGTAAGGATAGACATTTCATCTTTGATGAAAAGCTTTCTGGTAAGAAGAAAGACTATCTCAGAGAAACAATGGGTAATGACACAGGCTATGGTAAGTATAAATATCTAATCAAGAAAGTTAAAGACTTCAAGCTTGGTAAGAAGAGTGCTTCTACAAACTATGACACTTACATGGATCTCTTGAATCTAAGAAATGTTGACAAACATCTCTGGAGAGGTGCTATTAAGGAGTTTCAGTCTATTGTAGCAATGTATATTGATTGTCTTCCAAAGATTGAGGATATAAAAGTTCCTGATACATGGCTTAGCAGTAAGCAAAAAGCAAAAGTCATCATCTCTGGATCAACAGGCCCTAAAGTTAGAAGAGTTAAACTACAGGGAGAGATTGTTGTAAAACTTGCTACAGAGCTTGAGAGATATGTAGATGGTAAGAATTGCAAATGGGTTCCTACAACATACAAGTTAGAAAAGCTTCACAAAGCTCCATATTTGACAGTTTATGGTTCTCAAAGTGAAGAAGATGCAAAAATTATGGATGGTCTTTTCAAGATTACAAATGGTCTTGTCAAGACTCATGTTAAGTTTGTAGCAGCTTCTGAAAGAGAGCTTAAGAACCTGAACAAAATTGAATTACATAACTGGATGAAACTTGAAACATTTATGGAAGGTAAGAACAAACCATTTAAGAGAATTATCACTGCCTATCTTATTAATCGATTGATGGATAAGTATAAAGATACATTTAGTAAGAGCGATAGATTGAAACCTTTGTCTGAAGATCTTGCAAACAAACTTGAGCTTCTTGAGACATATAGAGGAAATCATTTCATTTATGCAGGAGATGTATTCTATTCAGCTGTGTTAGCTGTAGCAGAAGAGAACAATCTGTTTGATCATGAAATCTATCCTATATACAAGGAAATCAAGGCATTTCTTGAGAGATATTCTTTTGTTGAGACGCTTCTTGATGTTGCTCCTTATTATACAAAAGATAGTGATAAATTGATGGATGTTATGCGAGACATGTTCAAATATCACAAAAAGAGACTTGACTGGAAGAATTATAACATTAAGCTTAATGAAGATGTTCCTACAGAACTAACAGAAGAAACTGTTGAAACATTATTAGAAGACTAAGTATTTATTAGAGTATTTATTAGAATATTTATTAGAACAATTATTAGAGGGAGGTATATAACTCCCTCATTTTTAACATTTTAAAACGAAAAAACATGAGTAAATTTCTCAGCATGCAGTGGTTCAAAAGTAAAATTGAATTTGCAGTGGAAAAAGTGATCGCAAACAAAATTGAGAACTTGATGGAACAAGAAGACACAGATGATGTTCCAGAGTTTACAGACCCTCTTGGGTTTGAAAGAAAGCCCTATCTAAACATCAAGATGGTGAATGATGTATTGACTGTTGTTATGAAGGATGGTTCTATCCTTACAAAACCAAATGCCACAGATAAAGATTTCTTCATGGCTAAAGGTGCAAGAACAGAAGAAGACATCTATTTGATTATTGCTTCATCAGAAGTGATTTCTGAGAAGAGAGACAGAGAGGCTGAGGTTGCAAAGCTTAGAGCTCTTCACAAAGGAATCGATTCATTGAGAAATCTTCGTCAGTTTAAAGTGGAAGGTAACACTGTATATCTAACTGGTATTAACAGAAGTCTTCCTCAAATGCTTGTAGAGAAGTTCATTGAGATTGTCTATCCATTCACTAACAATTCATATCTGTCTTGTCAGGAGATGGCTGACATCTTGGATATGAATGATGAGTTTTTGGCTCACAAGAGATTCTTCTTATGGTGTTGTTTGAACCCAAGAGCAGAAGTTGCAGATAGTCTTTATGATTTCTTAGACCAAAATGGTATGAAGATTACAAAGCAAGGTTTCTTTGTTGCTCTTAGGAACATTGTTGTAGTGCATGGTTCTGCAGAACTTGTAGACTTTGTGAGTAATGCTTATAACAAAGTGAAGGCTGTATGGAAGAAATCTCCTGATAACTACACTGTATTCCTTGAGAATGGAGAATACAAGTTGGTTCACAATGATGATCTTTATGAAGCTAGAATAGTAGAATGTGACACTTGTGAAGGTCGTGGTGAATATTGGGATGATGATTATAATGAGTATGTATCATGTGATGTGTGTGATGGAGAGAGTGAGTATACAACATCTATTCCTGTAGAACATGGTGAAAGAATTGGTGGATTGACAGAAATCTATCTTGACTTGCCTAATAGACATGAGAATAGATACACAGACAACTGGACTAAGACATTTGATATTCGTGTTGGTCAGGTGGTCTCTATGCCTATTGATGATTGTAACTGGTCTACACAAGATTGTGCTACAGCAGGATTACACTTTGCTGGTCATACAGCTCCTTATGTATTGTGTGGTGATACAACTGTATTCACTTTACACAATCCAATGAAGGTTGTTGGTATTGGTACAGAGAAAGGTAGATGCTATGAATACTTGCCATTCATGACTACCACTGTTCAAGAAGCAGATGAAATCATGAACTCACGCGATTTCGATTTCTTACAGCTTGATGAGGCATATGCTATCAATGAGCTTAAAGGATTGGAAGAGAAAGTGAAAGCAGGTTTTGTTGCAGAAGCTAAGAAATATGATTTCAACTTGCCACACATCAGTGCTTCAGAGATCAAGAACATCGTTTCTTCTTTGGAAGATATGCGTGGTGAGATTGCTAACAGAGTGAATAATATTGACTAATTAAATTAGAAATATGTCACAGATATTTGTATATTTGTGACATATTTTTATTATTATGGCAAAGAAGAAAAGGGCTACAACAACTGTAAAGACTAGGAATGCAGGCACTATGACAGAGTCTGCATTCTGGTCTTTCATTAGGAGTGGCTTAAGACAGAAGAGTAGATTTTGGAAACCTATTACACAATGTAAAATGGCAGCTCGTAGGGCATACAACGGTCCTTTGAAGAGACAGAAGTTTGAATACCAATGTAACGTGTGTAGTAAATGGTTCCCAGAGAAGAAAATAAACATAGATCATATAGAACCTGCAGGTAGTCTCAGATGTGCCCAAGATCTTCCAGGATTTGTAGAAAGACTGTTCTGTGAGATTGATAACTTGCAGTGTATATGTGAGACATGTCACAATGTTAAAACTCAAAATGAAAAGAATGGAAAATGAAAAACAACTGAAGGTCTCTATTAACAAAGAACCTTCATTTACAGAAATTTGGTATGAAGGAGCTGTTGAATATAATGAAGAAGAACATAAGTTTTGGCTGATACATCCACAAGGTGTTGATCCTAATGGGAACGAGTATGAAATAGATGTTAGATGGTTCTTCCAAAGAGTTCCTAGGGAGATAAGATCTATGATTCCATACATTATTGACGCATTTAAACAAAAAATATGAGTATAACAGGTAAGAACAAAACAGAGGCAACATATAGAGCCTTGATGTTAGACAGCTCCTCTAGCTTAAAAGAGTTCTCCACAAATAGGAGAAAATATCACAAGAAGTATATACTTAGTGAGAAGGTTGAAGAAGATGATACAAAAGCTGCCACTATAGGTAGGATTGTAGAAACTTTGTTATTAGAACCAGAAGAGTTTGATAACAGATTTTACATGTCAACATGTATGTCTGTTCCTACAGGACTTATGAATGATTTTGTTGAGGCTTTGTATAGACATACAGAGAATGCAACAGATGGTATGGGTAATGTAACAAGAACTTTTGAAGAGATTTCTAAAGATGCTTATGCAGATTCTGGATTCAAGATTAAATATGAAGCTGTGCTTGCTAAGTTTATTGGTTCCGATGCAGAGATTTATTATAAAGAAATCAGAGAAGTTAGAGGTAACAACCTTACAGTGATTACAACAGAAGATGTTACAAATGCACAAAAGATTGTAGATGAGTTGAAAACAAACTTTGTTACATCACAAATAGTTAATTTGATTAATAGTTCTAGATGGACTGTGTACAATCAGTTCCAGATAGAAGGCTATTCTGTGGATGGTCATTTGTTTAAGAGCATGATGGACAAGGTGGTTATTGATCATGATGAAAGAACAATAAGCGTTTATGATCTTAAATGTACATGGAGTGTTGAAAATTTCTATGAAGAATACTATCTTTACAGAAGAGCATACATCCAAGCATATTTGTATTACAAAGCTGCTTTTTCTTTAACAACAAATGAAGACTCTGAACTTTATGGATATTATGTACTCTATCCAAAGTTTATTGTTTGTGATAGCACAAACTATTACAACCCATTGATATATACATTAGATCTTTCTGATATGACAGGTGCTTACGAAGGATTTGAACATAAAGGAAGAAACTATCCTGGTGTTAAACAACTTATAGAAGACTTAAAATGGGCTTTAGAAAATGATGTTTGGAACATCAGTAGAGAAAACTATTTAAATAACGGATTGGTAAATGTAAAAGCTTAATGGATATAAAAAAGAATATAACCACCATATTCATGGTGCCAACACTGAATATAGACAAAGATTGTTTGAAAAACAACAATCTTATAAATGGATATATTCAGGATGTGAGAAGAGATGTACAGTATGAAGATTGCGTCTATCTACTATTCAAACCTCCCAATCTTGATTATTTCAACGAGTTTTTAG